ACCCGGCAGTGCGCTTTGACGTCCGCCAGACTGACCGGCCAAGTGCTGGGTGCAGTGATCCGTTGCAAGGCCATTCAAGGCTCCTGTGCCAGCTGAGCGGCGGCAATGGCGTTCGGGTGCAGATCGAGCATGCCGTGGTGCGCGCCGACCTGCGCATCAGCGGCGCTCAGGCGGATGACACTGCCGACAGTGCCGAAGTGGCTGTCCATGAGGACGAAGGCGTCGACCTCGCTGGGGCTATCGGACATCAACACAGGGGGCATTGGTTTCTTTGTGGCCATACAGGCTCCAGTTCAGACAATAAAAAAGCCCCTTGACGGGGCTCGTGAATGAAACACAGGTGATCAGCGACTCGGCGCGGCCCAGTCCTTGCGGGACTGCGCTCGGCCAGTGCGGCTTAAACGAAGATGAAACCCAAAGACTGGCGCAGCGAGGCGACTGTTTCGCTCAAGCTGGGCGCCTGCAACGCATTGCGCTTGATGAAAGCGTTCCACTGCGCGTTCTTTTGGACGTCGGCCATGAATTCATCGGACAGGCCAAGCGGCAATCCGACAGGCACCACAGTACGCCGACGCGCCATGGTGGCGTTGACCGCCTGGTGCAAGATCTGGGGATCGAGTTCGCAGCGGTTCAACAAGACCCAAAGGTCAAAGTAGTCTTTCATCCGGCTGTTGGCCATACCCAGGGAGACAATCGCATCGAGTTTTTCTGCCACCACCGTGTAGCGGGGGTAGACCCGCAGGCGCGGCACAGCAAAGCCCTCCAGCATGACCGGGTAGTCGGCCATCTCCGGCGCCGGGGTGACCGCATCGCCATAACCGACATCGACTTGCACCGAGCACTTGGCGCTGTCAATCCAGGCCAGCAGCGTGAGCCGTATGCCGACGTAGTTGGCCTCTTTTCTGATCTCTTGGGCCTCAATCGTCGCGCTATCAAAGCGAATGCCATCGTCGACGTCCAACTGGCACAGCGCCTCAAATACGCCGGTCAAATGTGGCAACTCAGCCAGGCCAAAGCCCAACAAATCAATGTCACGCGTGGGTCGCAGGGGCACATCAAACCAGAGGTCAAACAACAAAGCGCCCTTGAGCAAAAAGTTATCGCGGTGGCTGGACACGCTCAGGCGGTACAACAAGCGTTCCAATGCATAACGCGTCAGCACCCATGAGAAATCAAGGCCGTCAGCACGGGCTTTGCTGAGTAAGCGCGCCCGAACCGAGGCCCCGGTGTTGCGCTGCGTCATGTCAAACTCTCCAAATACGGTCGCATGACCTTGGCCACCCGGCAAATCTGCGCACTTTGCCAGAGCTCATCCATCGTGACGCGTTTGGCACGCCAAGCTTCGCGCAGCACTTCCAAGGCGACATCCAGGCCAATCTTGTGGCGGTATTTAAAGCAGTCTGCCACCGTTTTGGCCACCGTCGTTACCGGGATCTGAACGACCCCATCCAGCGACTTCCGCTCCACGCCGCTAGTCAGTGCCACACCCGAGAAGCGCACCACACGCAGCGCCGGGTAAGCCATCACAGGCGCGCGCGCCTTTACATCCACGGCCAGCCATACTTCATGCGGCGACTGCGTGGTCAGACCATGAATTTGCAGGGCGGTGAGCAAGCAAAAGACGCCTTGTGGGTATTTAAGCGCCACCTCGGCGAGCTGATCATGCTCACTCACCGGGCGCTCACTGGCGCTGTAAATACCCCGACTCACGCGGGTCAGCCTGCCCGAATGCACCAAACCTGTCAGCGCAGCACGAGCCACCCCGAGGGCCTGCAGATCGCGGGCGCGAAACAGGCCTTGGTGGTGGCTCAGGGCCATGATGGCGTCAGTGGCTTTCATGTGGGCATTATTACATAACGTCGGTAAATTTCAACAACTACAGACATTATGAATGCACCTCTACTGGACCGATGGCCCAGACTTAAGTCGCCGAGTTCACATAGACCTTGACCGCACTGGTGTCAACCAGGTTGCCCCCGGTGCGCTGCCAGCCGCAGAAACCCACCTGGCCGTTCAGGGCAAAGGCCGAGTCATCAAAGCGGCGCAGCGAGGTGCTGTTGGCCACATCGCGGATGATGTACTGGCTAAAGTCACCAAAGGCAATCGAGCGCGCATTGGCCGCCATCACGGCCATGTCGTTGTTGACGGTGTAGGCATAGCCGCAAATCGTGCCGGGGATGCCGTCCGCGATGCCTTCGTTGTCACCCGGGTTCCAGATCGGGCGTCCCGTGGTGTCTTTGAGCTTACGCAGCACCGCCAGGCTGAGGTCGTTGAGCATGAAGCGTGAGGCCGGGGTGCGGTAGGCCACGTTGATGGAATGGATCAAATCCACCAAATCGTCGTAGGTCACCCCCAAGGTCTGGCCGGTCAGGCCAGTTTTACCCGTACCCGCGCGGGTGATGACCCCAGCCGGTTGCGAGATCCCGGTGCCCACGGTGTAGTGACTGTTGGTGATACGCGCCAAACGGGTGGCCAGGCGGTTGGTGACAAAGGCCACCACGTCAATCACGCTGTCCTGGATCAACTCAACTGGCAGGGCAATCTTTTTGCTTGAGTACTTGTAGGGGTTAACCGCCACCGTGCCAAAGCTGATGTCCAGCGCACTGGCGCCAATGTTTTCCGCCACGATCTCGCCGACTTCGGCCGTACCGTCGGAGGCTGGGAAGTTCAGGGCATTGCCGCCAGCCGTGGTGATGATTTGTGCCACTTGGCGCATACCACCATAGGCTTTCATCTGGTCAATCACCAGTGCGGCAATCTCACTGGGCACCGTGTAGCCGCCTTCAGCCGGAGTCGTGGTCGACATGGCGTTGCGAATCGCCAGCGCCTGCTCGGCATTCACATTGTGGCCATGGCGCAAATAGAGCGCGGTGGCACCTACCGCGTCAAGGCCCTCGCCCTCTTCCCGATGGGCACGCTGGGGCGCTGCGTTCTCGAAGAACTTGTCGGCCTCCAGCTCGCGCAGGGCTTCGGTGGCGCGTATCTGGCCTTTAACCAATTCGATCTCGTTGGCGTAGTTATCAAACTGGGTCTGGTCCTGGGCGCTCCAGGTCTGGGCACCCTTCTCGGCAAGTAAATGCTTGGCTTGTTGGGCGAGCAGGGCAATTTTTTCTCGCTGGGCTTGGAGGTTTGTCATGGGGGTGGGTCCAAAAAAAAGGGACTCAACAGAGTCCCTAGGGGTTGGCAGTGACCGACTGCGGGCGGAGTTCTAAGTGATTAGCGATTCAGGGTCAGGTCAGAGCAGTTCCAACAGGCGAACCCGGTTGACGTGGGCTTGGGCTTGGCCCGTCTGCTCCAGCGGCTCAGGCTTGTCTAAGTTTTCGTGGGTGGTTGTCATCGCATCTTCAGGCTGGGGCAGCGCAGGTGGCTCCGGTGGTGCAGGTGACTCAGGTGGCATTGAGTTCTGCTGGACTTGCGGTGCCTTCGGGTAGACGCTCAAATTCCACTGCGAGGCCGTGTTGCTGGGCTGACCAGACTTGTCGGCTGCACGCTGTGGGGTGATCTGGTCAATGAAGCCATGGGCCAGCGCTTCTTCTGCCGTCATCCAGGTCTCGGCGTCCATCATGGCCGAGATGTCCTCGGGTGTTTTTTGTGTTTTACGCGTGTAATCATTCACGATCGCCAGCTCGACCTTTTGCAGCAAGTCTGCGGTGTCGCGCATGGCGGTTTTATCGCCCCACACCGCGCCACTGGCGTTATGGATCATGAACAAGGCCCCGGCACTCATGTTGACCTCACTGCAGGCCAGCGCAATGCTGGTGGCCGCACTGGCGCACAGGGCATCAATGTGGGCCACGGTTTGACCGGGGAAGCGTTGCAAGGCGGCCATGATGGCGCGGGCTTCAAACACATCACCGCCGGGGGAGTTGATGTACAGGTTAAGGACCGTGATGTCCCCTGCCCTTTGCGCTTGTTCAATCGCCGCAATCACTTGGGTGGCTGAGATGCCCCAATCGGCGCTGATGACGTCGTACAAGTACAGCGAGGCTTGCAGGGCCCCTGCTCCCTCGTTGCTGACCCGGCACAGATCGGTCTTGCTGCGGCTTTGGTTGTCGAGGTGAAGTTGATAAATAGGGTTCATGTGATTCCTAGTTCAGGATGGCAAAAAAAAGGGCATCGTCGTTTTCCAACAGGCGCCGGCGCTTGACCCGAATCCGGGCTCGGTAGTCACCGCGCCATTCGTCTTGATCCACACTGGCAAAACCTTGCACTGCCAGCACCATGGCGGCAAAGCCGAGGCCTTGCAGCGCCATCGCCAAGGGAGTGAGCGTCATTGACGCGTCACCGTGGTCAAGGCCCCCACCTGGGCGATGGCTTGGCTAATGGATCCAGCGCTGCGTTTGTTGGCACTGACCACCAGTGGCACGGTCAAGCCATGCAAGGCGGCCAAAGCTTCGATCCAACTCCCCGCATCACCGACCAAACTGGGGGCGCTGCTGGTGGTGATGGTCACCGTGTCCAAGCCACTGACGATTTGCGCCAAAGACCCGGCCGAGCGTGCGGTGCTGGAGACTTGCAAGGGGTGATTGGCCACCAAGCCATGCAGCAAGGCCAATTGATAGACCAGATTGGCTTGCGCCGAGGTCAAGCTGAAACTGCTGGCCTGCACTGCACCCAAAGCATCCGAAGTGCTGTCGATGAAGCTGTTTCCCTGCCCCAACACCGCTACTTCTCCGATGCTGGTGCCCAGCATGTCAGCCAACAGTTGGCTGTGTTGGCCTTGCAGCGTGACAGCGCCAGTGGCTGCATTGGCCAGTGATAGCGTGCTTTGTGCGGCACCCGTAACTGCTGCGAAGCCTATGGCACTGCTGTGCAGGTCAGCCAGTGTTGCGGTTTGCGATGCCTGCAACAAAGCCTGTCCAGTAGCTTGACTGCTCACAGCAAAGTTGTGACTGCCCTGACCCAGCAAAGGCACTGCGCCTGTGGTCGCGAGGCTGGTGGCAATACTACTGAGCGCACTGCCCTGCAAAGCCACGACGCCGGCGGCTGCACTGGTCTGGCTGCTGGTGTAGGACTCAGTACCGGCAATGACATCAACGCCAGCGCCCACACTGAGCACCGCCACAGTGTGGCTACCGCCCCCCGACAGTGGCACCGATCCTAAGACCGTACTTTGCTGGCTGATGGTGCTCGCCGCCGTTGCGCTTAAGGCAACAAGTCCTACCGCAACACTGTTTAGGCTGGTGCTGCTGCTGGCTGTCCCCAGCAAAGGCACTGGACCCACCACCCCAAGCGCAGCGCCTGTTTGGCTGACGGTGCTGGATCCATGGCCCAACAAGCTGGCTTGGCCGTTGCTGATACTGGCCTGCACCAAGGTCTGCGCGGCCACCCCGGACAAGGCCACCATGCCAGAACTACTGACACCCCAATCGGCGCTGCTTGATGCTGTACCCGTCAAGGCCAAATGAGCCTGCGCAGTACTGCTTTGCGTCGTGGTGTTGCTTGCTGTGCCCAGCACAGGCAGTGCCGCAACCGTCCCCAAAGCCAGGCTGCTTTGTTCCGTGCTGTGTGTGCTGGCGCCTTTCAGACCCAGCACGCCCAGCGATGAACTGGTTTGCGTCAATTGATGGGCAGCGGAACCCAACAGCGAAACTGCCCCCACCCCCGTGCTGCTCTGACTCATGGTCGTCGCAGCAATAGCGTTCAAACTTAGTTGGCCAACCCCTGTGCTACTTTGCGTGGTGGTGTTGGCAGCGCTGCCGAAACGGGAAGTCGCTGCGGCCACATTGAACACCAGCCACGTGACCTTGACCTCAATGGGCACCACGCCCAGCGCTGCGCTACTTTGTGCCGTCGTGTGGCTGGCCCCACCCTCAAGCGCCACACCGGCCAAAGCCACACTGCTGGCGCTGATGCTGGTCTCACCCACCCCACTGATCGCCGGTGCCGGCGCCTCAAACGCACTGACCTCGAAAGCACCTGACTCAAACGTGGCACTCATCAGTAGTCGGTCTCGATGTAGGCGCTGATCAGATCCAGTGAGACCGCCAGTGCGGTGGCGTTGTTGCAGCGCCAAAGGCGTGGTGCCAACAAGGTGGTGTTGGCAGGCGTCTGTAGCCCTGGGGTCGCCGGTGTGATGGTGCCACCAATACTGGCACCGGTATCAATGCGCTCAAGTTGGTAATTGACCACGCCGTTGTTGTTCGGGGGGCACCACAGCATCAGGTCATAGGGCACATTGGGGTTGGCCGCTGGAAAGTCAGTCCCCAACGCCAGCGCCGTTTGTGCCGCACTGCCGCCACAGACCAGATACAACTGGGTGGCATCGGTGCTCAGTTGCGCCACACCAAAACTATTGGTCAACGTGGCCGGGTCGACGTTGGTGGGTGCTGCAGTCGCACTGGACATACCAACAAACATTCTGGCGCCCGAGACAGTCGCCGCATCGGTGATGGCAAAGCGCACCGAGTAAAAGAAGCCACCATCGCCGCTGCCAGTACCCGTACTGAACTGGGCCGCAGGGGCACGCAAAGAGCACAGCGAGCCCACCGTGCTGGCACTGGGGTACTGGATACGGCGCATGCGGGTCAGCCGGTTGGTCGTCGTCACATTGCGCGCCGTGGGCGTACCCACCGCTGTCCAAGCCAGAAAGCCATCGATCCCAGGCACGGTGGCGGAATTACCCGAGGGGTTCCAGCGCCCGGACTTTTGACGCCAGAGTGAGGGCTGCAAGGCGTAATCCATGCCACTGGGGCCAATCACCGCCGCCATCACCCGGGTCTGGCCCAAGGTGCGGCCAAACAGGTTGAAATTACCGGCAGCGGGCGTCGCCGGACTGGCCACCGCCGGGAAAGTCACTTCGGAGTCAATGACGTGGTTGCTGTTCCAGTTGCTCGGCTGCACCAAGGTGGCATCAGTCCCATCGGCTTTGGCACTGGCAAAGGTGTGTTTGATGGCCATACTTTAGGTGGAGGCTGAGGTGGAAGTAAGGATGACAGAGAGCGCGCCCGCGCCAATCAAGGCAATCTGGGCCGCGGTTAAGGTTTGGGTGTAAGTGATCACGGTGCTGCTCAAGGCATGGCTCCAACTGGCAATCAAACTGCCGTTTTGTGTCAAGGTCACGCTCAGGCCGTTTCCGGTGGCACTGCTGGCGCGGTAACTGATCGTTTGCTCTGCCGTGCCGGGGTAACTGGTCTCCGTCAGCAGCACTTCGCAAGAGCTGAAAGCCGCCACTGAAATAAAGTCGGTGTCACTGGCCACGGCCTCATTCAACATCGTGCTTAAAGTGGTGCCGGTGCTGGGACTCCATTGGCCCGTGCTGCTGTCACTGGCGGGCCGACCCAGAGTGGGCAAGCTGACCAGGGTGGCACTGCGCCATTCCACGGCATTTTTAGCCTTGAACAGCTGCCACGGATTGCGACTTAAACTGCGCACTTCCAAACTAGACAAAGCCCGACTCCACACTGCCAGCAGGCTGGGCCGGTGGTGCAAGTAGGCGTAGCGTCCGCCGTTGTAATTGGTGCAGCCTATCTCGAAGTTATAGGGTCCGGTGGGGGCGGTCGAGCCCCCCGTGAACCCATTCGGGCTGCCCAGCACCCCGTCTTGGTAAGGCTTCACGCCTTGGCTGCCCCAGGTGCCACACAGGTTGAGGACATCGACTTGGCCCGTGAATGGCAACAGGGCTTTGTTGTTGTCCACCCAAAAGCCGTTGGCTTGAAACCCTAAACCGATATAGCCACCATCACTTTGACTTTGGGTGCAGGGCGTGGCACCCGAGGCGTCCCAGTTGGGGGCATCACTGGAGAGTAAAAATAACGTGCCGTTGGCGCTGACATACTTTTGCCGCAGGTCAAGGCTTTGGTTCAAGGCCTGGTCACCCACTTCATAGGCTTTGCCCTGCAAGCTGGTAACAGCTGGGCAAGCGGGACTGCCGCGCACCACAAATTTGGTGCCATTGACCCAATCCACTGTGCCATCCGACCCACAGTACAAACTGACCAAGCCCTGGGCCAAGGGGTGACCCCAGTCAATCGTGCCAGGGGTCGGCGGTTGGCGGGTTTGGCTAAAACGACGACGGCTTACGATCATGCTTAGCTGTAGTAAATTTCGCGGTACTGCGCCGTCACTGTGGCCCCGAGCGACACACCGGCGTCATTGACCAGCACAATGCCCCACTTGGGCGGCACGCAGCCAAAGGCACTGCTGATCTCAAACTCGCCGCGCACCGTGCCGGCTACCGCCCCGGTATTGAGTTGCACCGTGCCGAGGAAAGTCAGGTTGGTCGGTGCGCCAATGGCGGTCAGCACTTTATCAGTGCCATCGACGTTGTCCGACTGGCTTGAGGCGCCACTGAAGGTGCTGCCATCGAGTGACTTGTAACCGTAGACCACCACCTGCTTGTTTCCATTAGGGGCGCTGGTGGTCGTTAGGACACTCACCTCCAGCATCACTTGCACCACGTTGGTGGCCGTGGAGGTAGTGACCGCCGCGCTGGAGCGGTTGGCATTGGACACCAAACCGCCTGCGGTGATGCTCAGCGCCGTGGCTGGACCGTATTGCACTGCCATTACGGATTCCCTGCAGTGATGGTTTTGCTGGTGATGGTCACGTTCTGACCGATGGCAATATTGGTGTTGTCCAGGTTGAGGTCGCCGCCGGTGGCAATCGCCACTGAACCCTGCTCATGGCAGGTGGTGCCCGCGCTGTCCACAATCCGGTAGTAACCGGCGATGCCAGCGCCACTGGCGGCTACCGTCCAAGACCCCAGCAAAGACTTGGTGCCGCCCGAAGCCGCGGCCATCCAGTCCGTGGGGAGAATGAGTGTGGCCAGGACCGAGCCAGAGGCAGCGGTGGCGCAGTTGGCCGGTTGAGTGCCGGTATACAAGACCAGCTTGGCCGAGGCCCCGGTGGTAGTTTCAATCGAGTCGAGCAGGTTGTTGCGCACGGCAACCGAGTATTGAACGGTCATAGGGGTTCCTGGTTAAGTGGGTTTGAGTTACACATCACGCTCAATTTGCGTAGCCCGGGTGATCTGGCCCTGGCTGTCACGGATCAGGGTGGTGTCGGTCTTACGCGCCGGCAGACTGACTACCACCTCGGTGGGGGCCACATTGACTACTTGCGGGGCGATGTTGACGACCTGGGGCGCAATGTTCACCGTCAAGGGGTCGGGTTTTTCTACCAGGACGGTGTTGTGCACCACCGGGGCGGCTTGGGCCGGCATCAGCGCTTCCACATGGATGCTGGTCTCCGGCAGGTTGACCGTGTTGTGCACCACAGGGGCGGCTTGCTCGGGCATCACGGCCTCAATGTGCACGTTGGTCTCAGGCAGGTTGACGGTGTTGTGCACGATGGGGGCGGCCTGCTCGGGCATCAGCGCCTGCACGTGTACGTTCGTCTCAGGCACGTTGACGGTGGTATGAATGACCGGGGCCTCAGGGCTGGGCAGCTTGTTCTCGACGTGGATGGCGGGGGCGGCGATGTGAAACACGGGCGCAGGCGCCGGGGCCGCTTCCAGTTGCGCACTGATTCGCACGGCGTGCACCTCGTGGGCATGGCGCAGTTCTCGCAAGGCGTGGGTGACGTCAGCGACCGCGGCCATGGTATTTGCCACTGCCGCCTCTTGTTGAGTAGCGTCTGGGCTTGCTTGCGGTGTTTGCAAACTGCGGGGATCGAACACCTCGCCAGCTGCGCCACCGAGCGGGCCCATGCCTTTGGTCTTGCGCACCTCATCGACACTCATCCAGCCCATGCCGGTACCGGGCCCACCCAAGGCGGCGCGGTTGTAGGCCGCGTGCGCGCTTGAGTCACCTTCGATCAGGGCGTCACGGTCGAACTGGACAAAGCGTCCGGTGTTGCGGGGAAACAGTTTGCGGTTGAGCTCTTGCTCAATGCGCACCAGGTGCGGCTGCAAGGTGTAGGTGACAAAGCCACGGCTCATGGATTCAATGCCACTGCCCCAGGAGGTACTGGCACTGGTCTCGCCAATCATGTGCGGGGGCACCCCAAAGGCGCGCGCGATGTCGATCACCTGGAATTTGCGCGCCTCCAACAACTGGGCGTCTTGCGCTGACAAGGTGATCGGGCTGGCCGTCAAACCCTCGGTCAGCACCAGCGGGATGCGGTGCGCGTTGTCTAATCCGGCGTATTTGCTGGCAAAGGCGTTCTGCAGATTGGCAATTTGCTCGGGGTTCATCTTGCCTTGGGCACTCAGAATCATGCTGGGGTGGGCGCCATTGGCAAAGAACTTGCCCGAGTAATCGTCCATGGCCAGCGCATTACCCACTGCATTGCGGGCGGCATAGCTGATCACCGACATCGAATGCAGGCCGTTAAAGCCAAAGCCGGGAAAGTGCAACAAGTCAGCACCATCGAGCCAGGTGGTGATGCCGTACTCCGGCAGGCTCAAGTAGTAACGCACCGAGCCGTCCGTCTGGCGCATTGGGCTGACCGCGCCATGGGGTAAGGGCAATAACTCGCGCACACTGCCATTCAGGGCGCGACGAATCCAGGTGTAGGCGTCGCCCCGCAGCAATTGACCGATCGAGACGCCCTCCCAGTGACTGGCCGCAGTGAACTGGCTGCTGGGTTGCTCGTTGAGTTTGTACCAGAGCTCATCACGCGCCAAGCGCGCCTTGATGTCGCCATCGGTGCGGTATTGGTGCAGCGGCAAGGTGGCAATGGCCCCGGCAATCTTTTGCACGCAGGCAAAGACGGCAGCCACCCGCATGGCACTCAGGGCCGTGACTGGCATGCCAGCACTGGCGGCGCTGCCCATGCCCGTGCCAAAGCTGTCCATGACGTCTTGGCTGTAGGTCGAATTTTGGGGGCACACCTCCCCCGCCCCACCGAATCCCAAAGTTTGTGCCAGGCGTTGCAGAAGGTTCATGGAGGATGGGATGGATGAAGACGGTTAAAAAGATGGTGAAGGAAGCGACAAAGAAGCCAAGCCTTCAGTTTTTACAAAAGCACAAAGCCTTGTTCGATCTCGGTGTGCTGGGCTTGTTGGTGCATCACCCCCACCGCCATGGCCAGAGCGACTGCGCCGTCAATGCGACCGGTGGCTTTGGCTTTGTTCATTTTTCTGTTGCCTGCGCCATCGCGCTCAATGCGGGCGTTGGCCATGCACATGGTCAGCACCGGGTGCGCCCCATGGGCGAGTTGTTCGTTCAGCAGCAGCTCTTCAAGCCGGTCAATGGCAGGGGCCATGTCTTTGAAGCCTTGGCCAAAGGGCAGCAGCGGCAAGTCCAGCCCGATCTCGTCGAGCTCTTTCTTGAGTAAATCAAAGCGCCAGCGGTCAAAGCCCAGGGCGGCGACCTCGCAGTCACTGAGCAGCTCCGCCATGTCACGCGCTACCGCCTCGTAATCAACGGCAGCACCCGGGATGGCACGGATCAAGCCTTGGGACTCCCACACGTCATAAGGCGCACGGTCGCGTTTGGCGCGCTCATGCAGGCCTTTGGCCGGGGTCCAGAAGATGGCCTTGACGTGCCACTTGTCCCGAAAGGCGATCATCACCATGGCCGTGAGGTCAGTCTTGGCCGACAAGTCCAGGCCGACATAGACCGGTTGTTCGTAAAACACCCGGTCATCGGGCTCGGTACTGTTGAGCAGCCAGATGCTGCGTGAGATAAAGGGCGCCATCATCTCCACCCGCTGGTTGAGCACCAGGTTTCTGAAGGTCGGCTCAAAGGACGGCATGCGCTGGGCCCGCTCGGCTTGTTCCTGGACATCGGCCAAGCTGCGAAACTTGCCCAAGGCCGGATTGGCAGCGCGCCAGGCACTGGCATCCGTCAAGGCGCAGTCCTTGGCACCCTCAAACAGGTGCGACACGATGCGTGGGTCTTGGGAGGCCTTGGCGTCATCAAGCCACAGACTTAGCAGGTCGCCATCGTTGGGCGCTTGGGTGCTGATCACCATCAGCAAGGGGCAGGCATGGGCGCCTTGGGAGGTGGTGATGGCATCGACAAAGTCAGACTGGGGGCCGCGCACCTGGCCCAGCTCATCCAGGATGGCCAACACCGGGGACAGGCCATGCGCGGTCTTGCCTTCCGCGCTGATGGCGCGGTACTCGGTGTTCAAGGGGATGCCAATGAGCTTCTTGCTGCTGGGCACCTCCCGGATGATGGCGCGCAAGGCGGGTGACTGCGCCACCATCTTGCTGGCCAGGTCATAGACGATGGCCGCTTGTTCGCGCGACAAAGCACCGCTGATGATCTGGGCGTTGCGCTTGGCCTCCGGCCCGACTAAGTGCACCAGCACCAGGCAGGCAATCAAGGCGGTTTTACCGTTCTTGCGCCCAATCGACAAATAAGCACGCCGGGTGCCACCCGGGTTAGGGTTGGCGTAGACCGCGCGGATGAAGTCCTTTTGAAACTTCTCCAGCACAATGGCTTGGCCCACCTTGGCGCCACTGGGGATGAGGCAGTAGTGCTCGATGAAACGGATGACCCGTGTGCCGCGGTTTGATGGGGTGGCCACGTG